AGTGGACCCGCCGCGGAATTGGCGCCGCAGGACAACCAGGGCGACGGGCGGTGGATATGAACCCGCACCAGGTCACGAAGGACTTCGAGGCCGCCCTGTGCGAGTACACCGGAGCGCCGTTCGCCGTCTGTGTTAATTCCTGCACCATGGCGCTGACCCTTGCCTTGGAGTGGCAGGCGAGGTTCTATCGTGGGGCGCGCGTATCAATCCCGCGCCGCACCTACATCAGCGTTCCCATAGCCGCACGCAAGGCCGGACTCTGGCCGGTGTTTCGGGATGAAGATTGGTCAGGCGCCTACCGGCTTGATCCCTACGCGATTTGGGACTCGGCGCGCTGGTTCACTTCTGGCCTGTTCAACACCCTGACTCGCAGTTGCACCGATCCGGCGATGGTCTGCGTTTCCTTTCACGCATCGAAGACCCTCGGCCTGGAACAGGGCGGCGCAATCCTGCACAACGATGCCGAGGCTGATCCTTGGTTACGCAGGGCCCGCTTCGATGGTCGCACCGAAGGCGTCGCGCCCAAGGACGACAAGTTCGACATGATCGGCTGGCACGCGTACATGAACCCGAGCACCGCAGCGCAGGGCTTACTGAGGCTCTACTCGCTGCCCAAGCACAACGCGCCGCTGGCGAACGATCCTTACCCCGATCTCTCAACGCTGGAAATCTTCAAATGAGCGCCCATCCTCCTCTCCCCGAAGTCTCCCTGGACGGCCCCGGCACGGACACCATTGCCGTCGGCGCGCACGGGGATCGGGTCGTCCTCACCTTCCAGAACCCCGTGCGCTGGGTCGCCCTGGACAGCGAGACGGCGAAACGGGTCGGCGAGGCAATCGCCCGCTCTGGATTCGCCTGCGAAGCTCGGGAGGATGTCTACGGCAATCGCGCAATCCTCGTCGAGAAGATGCGCCAGCGCGCCGTACTCGCCGTGAAGCATCTGCTGACGAGCGAGGAATACTACAACGAGTCGAAGGAAATGACGGCGCAACGGTGCGTGGAAATCTGCATGCAGGAGTTCATGTGAGGATCGCCGTCATCCCCGCCAAGGGTCACTCCCGGCGCATTCCGCACAAGAACGTGAGGACGTTCCACGGCAAGCCCATCCTGGCGTACAGCATCGGCACGGCGAAATCCTCGGGCCTGTTCGATCGGATCGCTGTGAGCACGGAAGACCGTTTCGTCGAGATTCATGCCGGAGCATACGGCGCGGAAATCGTTCAAAGGCCATTCAAGTTGGCTGAGATCGGAGCGCCAGACTGTGGCACCCAGGAGGTCACGCGCCATGCCCTGCTGGAATTGGGTGCCACGGACGGGGAGTGCTGCTGCATCTACCCCTGCGCGCCGATGCTCTGGCCTGATGACCTGCGCCGGGGCTTGAACGAACTGCGCAAAGATCGCTATCCGTATGTGTTCACGCAAGGTTGGTTCTATTGGGGCGCCGTCCAGACGTTCCTAGAGCATCCCGAATTGCACAACGCCCTCATGATCGAAGGTCCGGCCGACCGTTGGATTGACATCGACGACGAGAGCGACTGGCAACTGGCCGAGCAGATGTACGCGAAATGGGTCGGGCAATGCACCTAGTCGACGTCTACAGCGAACCGAGGGCAATCTCCGTCCTGTACGAGATCATGGCAGAGCGTCCGCCAGAGTCGTGGATTTCGCACGAAGCAATGCCCACACTAGAGGCGCACAAGCTCTTCGTTGCCATGCGGCCTTTCCGCCTCTGGCTGCTGATCCAGGTACAGGCCGCATTCGTCGGCGCAATCGAGGCCACGGACAGGAACGAACTCGGCATTTCGATCCTGAAACGATTTCAGAGGCACGGGTACGGAAGGACGGCGCTGACCATGTTTCTGAGGGACTACCCGCCCCTGCCTCCGATTCCCGCCATCAGGAACGGAAAGTGGCTCGCCAACATCGCCGTCAACAACGTAGCGTCGGCTGAATTCTTCGGCGAGATGGGATTCGTTCCGCTACAAGAGACTTGGGTGAGGCGCGATGACTGAGCGCGTGATGGTCACCGTGGCGCACCCCGACGACGAGACGATCATGTGCGGGGGGACGATCGCGAAACACGTCTGCGCCGGCGACGAGGTTCGGGTGCTGGTGGCTGCGGACGGCGTCACCAGCAGGGACCAGAGTGCCGACAAGGACATCCGCAATCTCCAGTTGGATCGTGCCGCGGAGCGCCTCGGCTTTACCTGGGTGTCCCTTGACTTCTACGACCAGCAACTGGACGGCGTACCCCGACTGAAGCTCACCAAATGCATCGAGATGTTTGCCAGGGATTTCGAGCCTTCCATCGTCTATACACACTGGCATGGGGACATGAATCTCGATCACCGGATCGTGAGCGAATGCACGACGGTCGCGTGTCGCCCGTATCCCGGCCAATCGGTGCGCACCCTGCTGATGGGCGAAGTGTGCAGTTCGACGGAATGGGCTGGTGGTTTCGACCCGGACTGGTTCGTGCTCCTGAACGAGCGCGAGTGGGATGCGAAGTTGGAGGCGCTGAAATGCTATGCGGAGGAATTGCGCGAGTACCCGCACGCTAGGTCGCTGCATGCGATTCAGTCGCTCATGTGGCACCGGGCGGCAACGGTCGGGGCGAACTTCGCAGAGGCTTTCGAAATTGGGAGAATGATCGCATGAAGATCGGCCCACACGAAATCGGCGTCGAACCCTTCACCATCGCCGAGGCGAGCCTGAACCACCTTGGCGACATTACCAGGGCGTTGCGCATGGTCGATGCGGCACACGACGCAGGGTGTACTGCTGTCAAATTTCAGACGTATTCGGTTGATGGTTTCTGCCGTCCGGACGATCCCATGTACTCCACATTCAAGCAGTGCGAACTTCCGGACAAGGCATGGCCCGTGCTGTCGGACTACTGCAAGCACCGGGGAATCGTGTTCCTGAGCACGCCGCAGAATCCTTCGGACCTTGCAAAGTTGCTGCCGCTCGGGATGCCGGCGATCAAGGTCGGGTCGGATGATTTTTGCAACTTGCCGCTGCTGCGGGAATACGCAAGGCATGGGTTGCCGCTGATCCTGTCTACCGGCATGTCAGACAAGAGAGACATAACTCGCACGTTTGACAAACTGCCTCGCGCGGGTTTCATTGCGATGGCATGTACGTCGCAGTACCCGACACCACCTAGCGAGGTGAACATCCATCGTCTACGCAATCTGTACTACGATTTTGAATATGGCTGGACCGGATTCTCCGATCATACGGTTGGCAATGTAGCGTCTGTCATGGCGATTGCTCTGCGTGCGGTGGTGCTGGAAAAGCACTTCACCCTCGACCATTCTCTCCCCGGCCCGGAGCACGCGTGGGCCTGCAATCCGGCAGAACTGGCGTCCTGGGTCGCGGCGATCAAGAAAGCGTGGGCGATGCGCGGCAACGGCAGGTTCGAACTGTCGGAGCGGGAGCGGGAGCAGAAACGCAAGTTTCAGCGCAGGGCTGGAGAGGTGTTGAGGGGCGTCGCATGAACGTGGTCAAGTTCACTCCCGCAGTCGTGCGCGACAAGCCGATAGACATGCTCATGGTCTATCCATCGCCCTGCATGGATTCTCCATTCAATCTCACGCCGCTCTCGATCATGTACCCCGGCGCGATGTTCGAGGCGCAAGGAATGCACGTCGAGTACGTCGACCTGCGCTGGGACTCGTGGGACATGATGGAGCAGTTGATCCGGGACTCGGCGCAGATCGGCGTGTCGGCGTTCACCGGCTACCAGTGCGCCCGGGCGCATGACGTGATCGTGCGGGCGAAACAGATCAATCCGAAGATCGTCGTGAATGTGGGAGGGCACCATGCGCGGACGTGCTCGAAGGATGTTGAGGCTGAGCCATTGGTTGATGTGGTGTGGCCTAACAGGGCATACGGCGAAGACCTATTCCCGTTTTCGCCTGCAACGCATCGACTGTGGAAGCGCGGTGATCTACAGATGGTCACCAGCACGGGCTGCCCGTATGCGTGCACGTTCTGCGCGCTGCGCTCTCAATGGTCGCCCAGGGAGTTGGACGCGCTGGAGCGTCAAGTGGACACGGTTTACGACCTGACCGGCTTCACCGAAGTCTCGTTCTCGGACCCGAACATCGGCTACCACAAGTACAAGGACGCGGAAGGCGTGACGCAGCACGTTGACCGAGTGGATCGCATGAAGGGCATCGGCCGCATCCTCCGCAAACACGGTATCCGCTGGGATGGCAACATTCGAAGCGACTACATCACGCCGGAACTCGTCGACGCGATGGCCTGGTCAGGCTGCTACTCAATCGAATTCGGCTGCGAGTCCGGGAATGACTGGTTCCTGAAGAACGTCATCAAGAAGGGCCACGGTGTCGATGCCATCAAGAACGCGAACCTGTGCATGGCTGGCTCAGGAATCTCGGTGATGAACTCCTGGGTCCGCGGCATGCCGCACGAGACGCACGAACAGTGGCTCGATACCATGGACCTGATCGACTGGATCATGGACGTGGCACCGGAAGCCCGGGCGTCGGTCTATCGCTTCACTCCCTACCCCGGCGGCCCCGCCTACGACATGGCGGTGAAGGGCGACGGCATCGAGCGATTCGACCCTCCGAAGACCATGAAGGAGTGGGGCGAGCTGAAGCTCATGGTGGACGCAACGTATTGGTGCGCAGGTCTCTGCTTTCGCCTTGACAACACGCGCAAGAACTTCCCGGACGAGGACTGGCACCTGATCGAGCCGTATGTGCTGGAGGCGCGCAGGCTGTGGAAGGAGCGCCGGCCAGAAGACTTCAAGTATGCCGAGACCGTGGAGCAACTTATCAGTTTCCAGGTTCGTAAGCACACCGGACAAGCGAGAGTCGCATGAGCCGCGTATTATCAGCACATCAACCTGTTTTTTTGCCCTACCTCGGCAACATTGCCAAGATTGCCGCTGCCGACAAGTTCGTGATCTTCGACGGCGTGCCGATGGAGCGGCATGGATTCTCGAACCGGAATCGCATCAAGACGGCTACGGGCGTGCAATGGCTGACGGTGCCGTGCCGCTTAGATGATCACCTGTCCAAGCCGCTCTCTGAGATTCGCATCGTTCCGGGCAACTGGCGGAGAAAACATCTTCGCGCGATCGAACTCGCCTACCAGAAGGCACCCTATTTCGAGGCCATCTTCGACGCGTTGCGGGCCATCTATTCGAAGGACTGGCACTATCTCGCCGCGCTCGATCGAACTCTGCTCGACTTTGTGCTTGGTTACCTTGGCGTCGATATTCCAATTACGTGCGCCTCCGAACAGGGATTCGAGGGCACGAAATCCGCCCTGGTCCTGGACATGTGCGTGAAGATGGGTGCCAGTACCTACGTCTTCGGGCCGCTCGGTCGAGACTACGCAGACGTCGAGGCGTTTCGCAAAGCTGGTGTCGAACCGCTGTTTCAGGAGTACCGGCATCCCGTGTACCCGCAGCTCCACGGGGCATTCGTGCCGAACCTGTCGGTGCTGGACTTGATGATGAACTGCGGCCCCGACAGCCTGGAGATCCTCAAGAATGGCTGACGCCCCCTTGTACGAGGTCGTCGGGTTCGACTATGCGCAAGCCGTGCGGCAGTTGACGCACCGCTTCACCTACCGGGTGCTGATCGAGAAACTCGGCTACGAAAGCAAGGGCACGGTCTACCATCTCATCAACGGCGGGATACCGGACCACATCCACGGCGAGGCGATCTGGGCCCTCTACGTCGACACCTTCGGCAGGAAGCCGCCGCTCCTATCCAATCAGACCACGTAGGAAATCATGGACACTCCGCGCACCGATGCATTGAAGCCACTTGAATACCCGAAGGGGAGGCCGCCCCTCAAGGGCGACATGTGGGTTCCAATGGAGGGCTGTCGAAAAATCGAGGAAGACCTGATTACTTGTCAGGCAAGCCTCAAGGAAGCCCAAGGCTGGCTGTCCAAGTGGGAGGTGAAATGGGACGAAGCCGGTACGAAGTTCGTCGCCGAATGCGGCCGTTTGCAAGCCGAGATCGTCGCCGAGCGGGAGAACGTGCGCAAGGCCGAGGCGAAGATCGTCCAGGCGCGGGCGGATGCGATCGCAGAACGGGACGATGCACTACAGGCGCTCAGGCAACGCACCGAGGAGCTGGCCTACATGCAAAAGGACATGGCCGCGTTGCGTGAGGATCACGAGCAGACGGTGCGACTGCTCAATGGTGCTGTGGAGGCCGCCAAGAGCACGTTACCGTGCGGACATCACCACTCCATGGACGACCACGCCGGCGGGTGCCTATTCTGCGCGGCTTTGCTGACGCAGAAGAAAGTGCTACCTTAGACGCTGCTGAGAAATGGGGGCGATGATGGTATTCCTGCTCTTAGTAGCCCTGCCGACGCTTGCCGCAGCGGTCATCTGGTACGTGGCACGGATCGGCGATCCCAGGTTGTGCCGTTTATCGCTGCACGCCAGGCGCCTGACCCGCAGCGATACTTTCAATGTGCTCAAGGAGCGGTACACGGTAACCGATCGTATCTACTGCCCGCACTGCCGCAGAATCCTGAAAGCTACGATCAGCACCTATCGGCACGGCAATTCCACGCCGGATGCGATTCCCGGGCGTGACCGGTGCGAGGCGGTGGAGTCAATTCCGATCTGCGAGGGCTGCGGAAAGGATCTCGCCACGCATACCATTTACTGGCCTGTCTACGATCTGAGGAGAAATTTCTGCTGCGCTTGCAACGCGAAACACCACAGCAGCCCGCCCGATCAGGCGCATCCGGGGTGCGTCGAGAAATGGCATGCGGCAGCGGAGAACGTGTTTTACGTTCCGAGCCGCTAACTGACTACCTGAGCGCCTCCTGCGCCCGCACCCACTGCTGCAGTCCGTCTAGCCGATCCGATGTCCGGTTACAGGCGGCGTAGTTTTTGGTGACGGTTGCGAGGGCGGCAGCGGCCGTGGGCGCTCCGCCGGCTGCATCAGTTCCTCCGGAGGATGGGGGAACGGTGTTAGCGGCGGCTGCATCGTGGAGCACGCGCCAACGAGCATCAAGGGTAAGAGTAGGGTTAGCCTCGGCATACTTCGTTACCTCCTTTTCGACTGTCTCTTTCACCACCTTGGTTGCGGCTGCTACCCTGACATAACGCACGAGAGTCTGTACGGTCACCGTATCGCGGCCCTTGATTATTCGCACCGCTTCCATGGCCTGCTTCGCCTGATACTCGGTGAGTTTGCGTGTGCCGTGTTCGTTGCCCTTGACCCAGCCGAAGGTGCCGATTGCCAGGGCGAGTAGCCCAATGACCGCCCATCTCGCCAATAGCGCATACGGCCCTTGGAAAATAGCTAGTGCATTCATAATCTGCCCTCGCAGTTGACGCCGCTTCCCCAGGCGGCGTACCTGGGCGCGTGCTTGAAAATGATCCACCGGGGATAGAGGCGGCTGTACTCGAAGTTCTTGGCCGATTGGCCGGCGTTGACGAGCTCCACCCCGCCGAACCACCGCCCCGGAGGATTGAAGCGTTTCTGCGCCCGCAGCACGTACCCCAGGCCGGCGTTGTACGCCTTCAACCCGGCCCCCCAGCGGTCACAGGGAGTCTCAGCCGCGACTTTGCCGGCGTTGAAGGCATCTAGGCGCACCATGGCGCGGATCGCCCACAGCGGGTCATACGGGGCTGGCTCGCCCACTTCCGGGTACTTCTCGGCTACCCACTTGGCGGTCGGGTCCATGAATTGGGCAAGCCCACGGCCGTTGTCCCAGGCGGTGATGCCAGGACGCCAACCGGACTCCTGGTGGATCTGGCCGGCAAGGTAGTCGATTGGTGCCCGCAGGCCAAAGACGAAATGTGCTTCGCGGGTCAGGTCGGGCCGGTATTTCAATGCGGCAGCAGGAGGAGCCGAAAACACGTCGGCGAAGATCGTCCATCCGAGGAGAAGCGCCGCGAGTATGACCGGCACCGGATTCATCAGAGTCCCATCGCCACCGACAACATCGCCGCCGACATGATGATCGCCCGGCGGATGTGCCGTAGATCGCTCGAGGCTTGATCAATCCTCGCCACGGGGAACGCCCTGCGGTCTATCCAGTAGCCCGTGAAAGCGGCCACCGTCAGGTTCCCGAGTTTCCAGGCGAGCGTTTGGAGCTGCGGCTGCGAGCCGAAGGCGTAGAGCGCCATGGCGTAGAAGAATGCCGCGAACAGAAGCCACTGTGCCATGCGGAATTTGTCTTTCACTTACGTCCCCTCATTTCGCAAGCCACCCATGCACAAGCGCGTAGCCGCCGATGAATATTCCAACAAGCCAACTGAGCAAGGTCTTTGCCCCCTTGGCCCGACTCACTGTATCTTTGATGGCTGTAATATCCGTGCTCATTGCTGTCATGCGAAGCTCTTCCTGCTGCGTGTGCGCGACGAAGCGTTCCTTGAGCGCTTCCAGCCCGCCCTCGATGCGCCCAAGCGATTGCAGCACGGTATTTTCATCCATCATCTATCCTTTACCTAGGTTGCTGGTTTTTGCGCCGTTATTGCTTTGGGCATCGAAGTTTTCGCCTGTTGTGTAGATTCCGGCGGCACCTGAGAAATCTGTTGCAGTGCGTGCATCGCGACTTCCACCTCCCTCCAGGGACGGTTGGAGAGATATTCCAGCAGCCAGTTCTTCATCTGTTCGTCGAGCAGAAATTGCATGTTGTCTCCTTACGTAGATGCGTACATTGCGAGCTTGCGCACGTTGCCGTCGACTTCGATCACCATGTACTCTGAGACAGCCCCGGCAGTTGCCGCAGTCTCACACCCGTTGAACGCCATGCGCCCTGCGGTGGCGTCGTTCGTCGTCTTGAACGTGACGCGCCTGACATTCGTGCTCGCGCCAGAATCGCCGCCGTAGATTGTGCCGTTTCCAGCAATCCAGAGCGTCCGCGCAGAGTTCGACGAGACGCCCTTGTTAAAGGTTCCAATCGCGAACATCTCTCGGGTGTCGAAACCACTTCCGTCAGGGTCGATCAGAACGCCCTTTGAGTGCGACTCAGAAACGCGATTCCACAGTGCCTGACCCGCGTTCGTATGCGCGCCCCACGTCTGCAAGCCGGCCGAGAACAGTCCTGCCGCGCACTGATCGGTCGTTCCGACTTCCAGCGCCGGCTGAATCGAATCCTTCTGGTCGGTATATCCGACGGGGCGCAGAAGCGAAATGCGGTAGAACGTGCCCGCCGTTCCGCCGCCCGTATTGACGCTGAAAATCGCCGAGACGTCACCGCCGTTGTCGGGAAGCGTGTACGCCTGTACGACGATGCCGCTCGTGGCGCGTTGACCGGCGCTTGTCGTGTCGATCAAATTGATGCCGATGGCGGCCTTGTCGTAGGTGTCGGTCTTGGAGATATCGAAGTTCCACAGCGCCTTGCGGAACCCAGAGGTACTGGCGCATGTGCCCGAAGAACTCGCCTCCTGAATAATCAGGTCCGCCGGAGCACTCAGCAATTGCGCGGTGTACGTGAGTGTTCCCAGCGGTTTCGCGTTCGCCCACGTACCATCGCCGCGCCAGAACGTCGAGGACGAAGCGCTTGTCCCGCTATTCAGATTCGCAACCGGTAGGTTGCCGGAAACGTCCGCGGTCAGGCTCACTGCGCCCCAAGTAGGCAATCCGCTCGCATTACCGTGCAGCAGTGTTGTCGTGGTCCCGAGCGAGGCAAGTACCTTCTCGTCGTCGCTACCGTTGCCCACCACTAGGGCAGAGGCCGTCAGCGCGCCCGCCGTGTGCGTGACCGTTCCGCCGCCGCCTGCTGGCGTAGCCCACGTACCGTCCCCGCGCCAGAAGGTCGTGTTGCTTGCGCTGGTTCCGCTGTTCAAGTGCGTGACGCCCAAATTGCCGCTTACGTCGTTGGCGAGGTCGACAGCGCCCCAGGTAGGAAGTCCCGCAGCGTTTCCATGCAGGAGCGTCGTAGTCGTCCCGAGCGAGGCGAGCGGCTTGATGTCCGCGCCGCCGTTGCCGATGATGACTGCCGAGGCGGTGAGCGTGCCGGTATGCGTCACGTCCCCGAGGGAGAGTCCCTGACTCAGACTGATGATGGGCGAGGATCCGCCGGTCGCTTTGAGCGGGTAGACTGCTCTTACCGAGGTGACGTAAGTGCCCGCCATCAGAAGTTACCACCCAGCCTGTAGGTGATTTCCTGCGTGTATCGGAAGCCGTTCTTGACACCAGAAGCCGTGAATCCGGTGCCGAGCAGGTCCTTGTACATCGTGAAGCCCCCGCCGGTGTCAAGGGTGCCGGTCGCGGTATAGATAAAGGTGTTGTTGTCCAGCACGAAGTCGCACATGAAGTACTTGGTTGCGGCCGGCGTGATCTGCGCCGGGATCCCGGTGATAGTGATGGCATCGCTGTTAGATGTGCCGGATGTCATCGCGAGGCACGTCAGGTTGACCACGCCGTTGACGACCGTGTAGCTCCAGGTCTTGGTAGGCGGGGAAGCGAATCCGGTCATCGTCGCCGTGAACGTGCCGGAAAGGCTGTACTCGAGCTGGAAGGTGGTGGTGGACTTGGCGAGGATGGTGACGCGGGCCCCGGCGTTCATCGTCACGGTGACGCCGCTTTCGACGCCGAGAATTTCCAGATTCGCCCCGGCGGTAAACTTGCAGGCGGCGGCGCACTTCAATTGCCGCCTTGCGCCCGCCACGGGCGCGGCCGGGAATCCCGTGGTCGTGGCGGTCCCGGTCCAGTCGATGACGTCACTCGCGGTAGCGCCCCAAATGTCCGAGGTGCTGGCGCTGCTGATGACGGTCTGCATCGTCTCGTTGATCGGCCCGGTCATCGTGCCGCCGGTGAGGAGCAGCGAACTCGGGGCAACCGTGGTGCCGGAGACATCTAGGTGAACGTGCGTGGTGGTGACGGCGACGACAGTGACGATGCCGGTAGGCGTGACCGTCACCGTGCTACCACTCCCGACTCCGGTGATCTCGAAGTTGGCGCTCGCGGTGAAGGAGCAGGCACCGGTGCAGACGAGCACCCGCCTCTGTCCGGCGTGCGCCGCCGCGGCGAAGGCGGTCGTGGTTGCGGTTCCGGTCCAGTCGATGGTGCCGGTGGGTGTCCAGATGTCCGCGCCGGTCGCCGCACTGGCAACGGTGGTTTCGGTCGGCTCGCTGTAGGTCAGCGTGACGACTTGGGCGAAAGTGATATTGCTCGTGCCGATCTGGATCGGATTGTCGGTCGTAGTGACGTACCAGTAGGTGCCCCCGTTCGTGCCGCCACCAGGCACCACAAAGACCTGCGTGCCCTCGACCACATCCCAGTTGTCGTCGAAGTCGATGCGCCTCGTCCAAGTACCGGTGCTGCTCGTATAGATGCCGTTCGTGGTCTGGTCGGATTGGTTCTTGACCAGTACGTCGCTCCCGCTCGTCAGCACGCCGTCGATGGTCTGCTCCCCGGACAGCGTGATGTTCGCGGTTGTCGCGCAGAGCACCGGGACCTTGATAGCGGCGTCTGCATTGAGCCCATAGCGCCGGTCGGTAGACGGACTGGTCATCGCTTGCCTCCTGTACCGTCAGGCACGCCGGCATCCTCCGGGATCGAGGAGGGAAAATCCGTTCGGATACCGGCGGCCCTTCGGTTCTTCAATGTACTGTCTCCGCGAGTTTTTTCGCCTTCATGGAGGACTCGATCGCCTGGATGGTTTCGTTCCCGGACCTCGCCATTTGGATCATTTGCCCGTACATCGAGTCGATCAGTTGGCGCTTTTCCTCGGGGGTAAAGGTCTGGTTCTTGTTGACGAGCTGGATCGTTCTTTCTGCGGTACTCAGGGCGCGGTGGACGCTTTCCAACCTGTACATCTGCGAGGGGTCGAGCGTGGCCTCCTTGAGTGCCGCGGCTGCGTCGCCCTGCTTCGCCAAGTACTTGACTGTCTCGATGACCTTCTGCGACTGGTTGTACTTGTCGTAGAAGTCCTGAATGGATTGCAGGTTCGAGGCGGGATAGCGGACCACGAAGGCGCGGATGCCGGGAATGTCGGAGAGCGTTTTCGTCGGCATCACGGGATCGGGAAGGACGCCGGTTTTCCGCAACGCCGCGTCGGCAATCTGCATTGCGTATCCGCCCATGGTGCCGGACCAGCCGCGGATGTAGTTGTCGATCACGATGGGCGAGGCGAACGAGCTGTCGTGCAGGCCCGGGAAACTCCCGACGATCTGCCCCAGGGCCTTCGTCGCCTCGGTCGTGTACTGCATGTACTGATATTCCGGCAGCAGCTTTTCCATGCTGGAAGGAACGAGCGGCCGGTCAGTGAAGAAACTGTAGTTCGTCAACTGCTCGAACAGGGGCAGCGTTGCGGTCGGAACCACGTTGAAGCCGAACACGTTCGTCATCGTCTTGGCGAAGTTCTTGAACGCATCCGGCTTGTGATCGGCGTAGGCGTCCATCACGCGCTCCGGAAAGCTGCCGAATAGGACGCCCAATTCGAAGGGCTTCGGAACGCGGTAAATGTGGTCCGGTGTCATCACGATCCAGAAGAGATCGCGCTCCCAATCCGGGATGTCCTTCCACCGCGGATCCTCGTGGTTCGCATACCACAGGTACAGGGACGGCAAGGTGATCGCAGCGAACGCCTTGGCGAACGTGCCAGCCGGGTTCTCGGCCATCTTGCGGAACATCACGTCCACGCCCTGGATGGCCGGGTTCATGAAAGCCGTCGCCCGCTGCCATTGGTAGAAAAACGGATCGGCGCCGTGGCGCGCGAAGTCGACCGTACCCTCGCGGGCGATGAGCGAAAGCGCCTGAACCTGCGCCTTGCTCTTCGCCTCCAGGAGTGCGTCGCGCCGCATGCCGATCCGGGTGATGTTCTCCATCATCTCGCTTGCAATGCGCAGCGCCTCGACCGGAGAGGTAACGACATTCCACGCCCGGTCCATGAGGCCCGTCTTCTGCCCTAGCTCGAACAGTTCCTGGTGGATATAGTCCCGGTCGATGGCGACCATGGTGGCGTTCGCCCCGCCCCCCTTCAGCCAGTTCTGGAACGCCTCGTCCTTCTTCCATAGGGAGATTGCGCCCTTGATGGTGTCGATCGGATGCGCCCCGGTATAGACGAACGCGGACATGGCATCGCGCACGGGATTGCGCATCACGAAATCAGGGGAAAGGGTCACCCCGGCGCGTAACCAGCTCGCGGCGCCGCGGAGCATGGAGGAGAGGATGCTCGCAGAACCCGCATCCACGGAACTGAAGGCCCGGGAGACCTCGGGGTCGACTTCGAACACCTTGCGCTTGCCATCGAGAAAGACGGCGATCTCGTTCGGCCCCACGTTGTAGGCGCTCGGGCGAAAGGCGGTGAATCCCTCGGCCTCGGTCTCGATCCCCTGGTCTTTCAGCGCCCGGCTGACCTCGCTGTCAGTGATGCCAATTGGCCGCATCGGCGCCTTTACCGGCTTGGCGAATTCCGGTCCCATGTTGACGAACGCCTGACGTGCCGCGTTCTTCTCGGCGAGCGAGAGAAACAGGAACGTGTCCTTGATGTCGGAGGTGATCGGGTCGAGGATCGCCCGCTCGCTTCCCTTGATGCGCTTGATCGGATTGCGCGGCTGCGTCCCGCTCATCGGGCGCTCTTCGTTCTCGAAGAAGCGATAGAACGGGACATAGGCTTTGTTCGCTTCGCGCATGGCGGCGACCGCTTTCTCGCTCACCAATCCCGCCTGTTGCGCGTAGTCGACCAGGGTGTCCCGGTATTTCAGGCGTGCCTGGAATGCGGGTTCGAACTTCGCTTCGCCTGCACTGACGACTTCCTTTGCCGCCGGCAGGTCCATCCCGGAGGCGATACCGCGCCCTTCCAGTTCGATTGCGCGGCGGGAGGCCATGTAGGCGCGAAAACCGTCCAGATCGGCCTTGACGGGCTCCAGGGCCTTCAGGTACGACGGCCCGGTCGTCTTGTACGTGTTGAAGTCGAACGCCCCGTATTGGAGGAACTGCTGCCCTTTGCCGAAGATTCCGGCGGTCAGGCGTTGCAGTTCGTAGGGGCCGACGCCTTCCGGGAACTGCTGTTTTCCGCCCGCGGCTTTCTCGGCGAGATTGATCGGGTTGTACTTGTCGACCAGTTCCGTGTAGAGCTTGCTGAGAGTGATGGCCTTCGGCGCCGGTGCCTCCTCGCGGATTTGCGAGAGAATGGCCTGCTCTGCGGGACTGCGCTCGGGAAGTTCGCCTGTCGCCACCTCCTTTGGCGGCTGAGGCGGCTCGCCACCTTTCCCCGGCGGAACTTGAGTTTCCTGCTTCAGCGCGTCAGGCACCTCCTTGTTACTCGCCGCCAAATCCTGAACAATCGTCGGGTCTTTCGCGGACTCCTGGACAACCTCTTGCGGCGTTACACCGGTCTTGGCGTAGGTCGCACGGAGTTTCTTGGCGATGACGTCGGCCGTGCCCATGGCGACTTTCGCGCCCACCAGGACCACAGCAGCATCGGCGAAGTCCTGAGCACTCGGCACGCGACCGTCCAGGGCCGCACCGACGCCTACCATCGTCGTGAGCTCGGAGGCGAGTTGAGCGCTCGTCTTGACGATGGCAGGCGCGGCAGTCTTGCCGACGACTTCGGCGACCTTGCCGCCTACGCCCATCGTAGCCGCCCCGACAGCCGCAGACTTGGCTGTCCCCAGGGCGATGTTCGTGAACCGCGACCAGAAATCGCCCCAATCCTTGACCTGCCCGTTGCGGTAGTAGTCCATGAGGGTCGACCTCATGGCCTCGGGGAGCGCGAATGTCCCGGCTCCGGCGCCTAGAACGGCGCCGGTTGCGGTCCCTACGACAGGTACAGCGCTACCAACAGCGCCACCCACAGAACCACCGCCAACGGCTCCAAGAACCATGAACGGCATATCCGCCACCATTTGGGCGGTGTTCGCCGCGGCTCGTTGATACCAAGTTGTCGCATCGGTGATCTGTTTGTCCGAGACTCCCCGGCTGGCGATAGTCCCGAAGACGGAATGTTCCATCCCTGCCTTGATGGCGTCAACTACCGAGGTCACCGGTGCGCCTTCCTGCGGCTTGCCGTGCTCCGAGGCCATGGAATCGGCAAGGGTCTGCAGCGGCGCGTGGTCGAATTCCGGCGGCTGCACGGCTGGCGCGCTCGCCCACGCTGGCGTAGCCCCGACCACCGGAGCGGCATCCCAGGCCGGCATTACGGTTTCCTCCGGCGAACGCCATTTGGATCGAGGAATTCAGTCCCGGACGGGAGTGCGGCGTAGTCCGCATCCGTGCCGATTCTCGGAACCGTGGTGATCTTCCCGGCCGCCGATCGCGCCGCGGCTCCGGCCTGGAGCCTCCCCGCCAAGTTGCGGATCTGCTGGTCGAGCGTGGCCTGAAAGGCGCCGGTCTTGTTGCCGAGGTAGTCGGGGCTGTTCGGGTTGTACAGGTCGTAGGGATTCTTTCCGGCTTTCCGCGCCTGCGCCTCCTGATCGTTCACGAAGGACATGAACTTGTACATCCGCTCCTTGCCGTCGGCGTCGATGTTGGTCATGGTCGAGGAATCGAATCGCGGCCGGATGCCGTCGAGGAACTGCTTTTTCACGTCCGACAGGCGCTCGCCCTCGGGCGTGCGCATCTGCGTGTATTCGCCCCGGAGCTTCTGCAGGTCGTCGAAGGACAATTGCTTGGAGAGGTACGCGGAGTTGTACTGGTTCTCGTCGGTGATCTTTCGCGGGTCGCCGTCGGGCAAGTGCGTTCGGTTGAAGAGGTCCAGCATCACCGAGGGCACGGTCTTGATCGGCCGCTCCGCGGCTTCGTTCGCCCGGGTGTGCAGGAGATTGAGGAAGGTGAGTTTCGAGCCTTCCCCCACTGCGGGAAGGTCGGAATTGAGCACGTCGCCCGCGGTGAGCTTGCCCGAACCCAGGCGCTGGATGATGTCCTCCTGCGTGCCTCTGATGGCTTTCTTCTGGTCCTTCTCGGCCTGGCGTTGCTGGCGCAGGGCTTCGACTTCCTTTGCCCGATCGAAGGTCTGCTCCCGGAACTGGAGCTGATAGTCGATCTGCGCCTTGTGCTTTGCGTCCAGGGACCCGTCGGGCACGTTTTCGAGCATCGTCCTCGCAGCATGCGGGTCCACCGCGGACAGGGAATGGATCCGTGCCGCCCATGCCTCCGACTGCCAGTTCGTGATTGCCGCCTTGATCGATTCGGGATCGGTTTCGCCCTTCATTTGCTGTTGCGATTCCACAAGGGACGCGATTTTCCCCATGGACTCGCCAAAGCGTTGCGGATCGTTCCAGTACGTACCGGAGTTGTTCACTTCGTTGGTCAGCGCGGCATTGCTCGTGTCCAAAGCATAGCGATTGCCCTCGGTCAGCGCGTGCATGGACATGCTGCGCAGGTCCATCTGCGTCGAGCGCCGGCTCATGTAGTCGAACAGGCGCTTCTGCTCGTTCGTCGCGAGGCCGCCCCTGACCTGCTGGCGAAGTTTGTCAATCGCTTGGGAAGTCGGCTGCATCGCCGTCAGGGCGTCCTTGCCCTTCTTGTTGTAGAAGCCCTCGGGACCGAAGAGGAGTTGCCGGCGCTGCTCGTCGTAGGCGGTATTCGCCGCGTCGGTCTCGGTTTCGTCCAGTTGGGTCTGCAACTGCTGGCCGAGTTGGGAGAACTGCTGGCCTTCAGCGAGCCGCTGCTCCGAGGGGACCATCTCCATCCCGGTACGGGAGGGCAATTCCGTGACACCCCCGGGCGGCCTTGGAGTCGGCCTCAGATCAACCGAAGGATCAGGCAAGCGCGGCACTAGAAGAAACTCCCGTAGTCAAGGTTGCCGAATTCCTTCCCCGTGCCGAAATCGGTATTCGGCGTTCCAGACCAGTACTTGTTGAACAGGGACCCGGCGCCCGTGAGGACCGAACTCGCGGCCCGGCCGCGCAGCGCCGCAGCTGCAGCGTCCGCATCGGCTTGCGTCAGTTGCGCGCCGTAAATCTGGCCCGAGGCCGCGATCCGCGATTGCCTCGCCGCCGCCAGCCCTTGATAGGACGCCAAGGCGGCCCGGTAGGAGGACTCCCCGGCGTTCCGGGCTATGAGGGTTGCGATGCCGGGATCCGACGCCCCGCCGCCGCCTGCAGCGACCCTGGCGAGGATGTTCGAGCCGACGATCTTGCCCTGTCTCAACTGCTCGGCTGCCGCCGCCTGGCCGGCCGCAGTTTCCTGCCCGGCCTGCTGCTCCAGTTGCGTTGCAGCAAATTGGGCCGCCTGCGTGCGCCGTTCGGCCTGCAGCTGCGTGGCCTTGGCAGCGTCCATGTAGCCGGTGGCTGACATGACCGTGCCGCCGGCCAGGAGTCCGGGTGCTAGGCTAGTGGCTAGGGATGCCATGCGTAGATCCCCTTGTAGATGCGCCGGAAGCCCCAGTGCTCGAGATGGCTCGCCGCGTGCGCGATCTCCTCGTCGCATAGAGCGTGGACCGGCAACCGCGATTCGCGCACCCACTTCATGAAAATGCGCCCCGCCCTCACAATCGCCCTGGGATGGCGTTTCAGCTCCGAACTCAATTCCATGAAAGCCACTTGCCGGTTGCCGTCCGGGTAAAGGCCGGCGATGCCGAGCACGAGGCCGGTGTCGATCACCGCCAGCATCCGCGCCGAACGCATCGTGTCCATGCCGAAGGAGCGCACGATCTCGGGCGTGGCGGGGACGATCTCGATCATGCGTGTATCTCCATTTCCGGGATCGCCGCAAGGATCGTCACGGGCAAGGGGCTTTGCGCTTGCAGGCACAGCCGCAGGTCTTCGGTCCACTTGACCGGGAAACTGTAGGGATGCGACTCGTATGCGCCTTGCGTGCCCGAGATCGTTGTGCCCTCCTCGATCTTGGGCATGGAGCGCATGAGAGTGAAGTCTGACCCGTACTTCAGGCAACCCGGATACCAGTAGTCGAGCACCAGGCCGAGGGAGACGATGCGCTTGTGTTCGGTGAGGGTGGTCTGCAGCGCGGAAGCCTGTAGGCCGAGCTTGGCGCTTTTCCACTGCGCCGTGTAGGCTAGACCGACGACGCCGGTCACAGCCGCGGTGCCGACGGTGATCGCGCCACCGGCGCTCACGGTGAAGGTCTTAGGGTCGTTATTCGCGTCCAGTTCTGGCGCCCCGTCATGCCAAACCACGACCGATTCTCCGATCAAGTGCGTCAAGCCGCTGATCGTGGTGCTGGAGGCTTGCGTAAAAGTGATGTGGGCGTCCATGTTCTTGCTCAGGGTGCCGCCTCTGCACTCGGTTTCCAGGGCCCACTTCTCCAGGTAGCGCACAGTCGAACCGTTGACGGTCCGGTTGACGACGTAGTAGACCTGATCCTCCGTCGAGCCAGAGGTGCTCGGCAGGACGACGACATCTTCGACGGTGCCCGTACTTGGAAACGTCTGCCAGGCGAGCACGTCCTCGTTCTTGTCGTAGGTTCCGATCATCACGGTGCCATCGGACCTGACGGCGTGAATGCGCGTATCGGGTTGCCTCTGCACGTCCACGCGCACGATCCCCGGACTGCCCAGTTCCGGACAAATCTGCGTGAGATCGGTCGAGTTGTAGTCGAAGGTCTGCATGTCGAAGCCGACCTCGTAGACGCGGATCCCGCCCCGCTGCACATAGATGCCGCGCTGGTCGATCTTCCACGCCTCAACCTTGGCCGAGCCTTGCGTGGAGGCGTCCTTCATCGTGAAATCCGTCGCCGTGAGCGGGGTGTCCAGTGCCGAGGAGCGGATCGAGATTTCCTTCCCCTCGGAACCAATCACCAGACGCTGCAGGGCAAGGGCGAAGTTGATGACGTCTACCGGCCCCGAACCGATGGTGCGGTTGATCGGCGCGGAGTCGCCCAGGGTGTCGGCATCGAACGAGGTGTAGGCGTCCGACACCGAGCCCCAAATGCCATTTCGCCCGAACCACCAGAGCCGCCCCTCGTAGATTCGAGCGCAGGTCGGGTAACCCATGTAGCTCGACCAGCTCCCCTCTGCCCAGTTGTCGGTTGCGGAGGTGCTTCCCAGTGCCGAGAGGACTTGCGCCGAGACTTGGGTGCTGGAAATGAAGGCCGTGATCCTGACAACCCCGGTCTGTACTCCCCCGTTGAAGATGAGGGTGCAGGTTGCGCTATCGGCGCCGCCGTAGGCCCCCGTCTTGATGCCGATGCGGTAGTAGATGGTCTGATTGTCCAGGCCATCGGAGTACGCGGTTGTCGTGGTGGAGGTGAAAGTCTCGTTCGGAGCATCGTTCCAGGTGGCGTCATCGGTGGAACTCTGCAGCGTCACGGTCGAGGCGAGAAGGGTTCCGGCGATGGTGATCCCGAAAGAACGCTGATCGCCGATGCCGGTCACCTTGATCGAGGCGGTGAAGGTGTTCTGCGCCGCGATCGTCGCAGTCTGCTCCTGGCCACTGGAGGTCAGGCTGAAAAGGGCCCCTACCTGCGAGGACTTGAAAAGCGGCTGCGAGGCCGTGACCGTCGTGTCACCCGTGGTAGCGGTCGCGCTCAAGGTGATCGGACCCACGTTCCGAACCAGGAACGGACCATCTTCGGTCTGGTAGGTGCATACCGACCAGGACCGGCCGCCCGGGTGCGTGCCGCGGCGCTCGATCTTCCTCTGCTGGTAGCCGTCGCAGGCAACGAAGATCACATCGGCGGATTGGTCGCAGCGGAGGTAACTCAGGTCGGCGGCGAGCCACGGCGCCGGGATCTGCACCGCACCCGAAGCTTCGACCGTGCAGCTCTTCACGCGCTGCTTGTAGGCCGTAGTGGAGGAGAACTGAATGTAGAAATTCGCGCTCGGGGTGAAGGCAATCGAATGGTAGCCCGGGTCGAGGTAGGTCTCGTCCTGGTAGTCCTCCGCGCCCAGCGTCGAGCCGATGCGAAGGGTCACCGGTCCCCGGTCAATCACGATCCGCAGCGCGTGTTCGTTGCCGCGATCGGGTGCTGCGACCGTGACGAGCTGGTAGGCGAGCGCCCGTGCCGTGCCGTTGGAGGTGAGGGCGAGGTAGTTCCCCGTGTCCCAGGCAGCCGACCCGCCAGCGTCGGAGCCATCGGTCCAGCCGGTGATGTTGCCCGAGAAGGTGCCGTTCGTGACCGCCGTGGAAACCGAACCGCGGGTAAGGAGGGCATCGGCGATCCAAACCCGCATATACGAGTCCGTCAGTTCGACGAGTGCCGTGTCGGAGGTGGCGAAGATGAACTTCAGGTAGCGCGCTGCGGCATTGCTAAGGGTCGCCCCGATGTAGGCAAGCCCGGGACGGAAGGACATCGAACCCAGGACCCGAGCGATGAAGCCGTCCTGCGTCTCGGCCGAAAGAGCGATGCGCTTCTGGTCGATACGCGCGAGGCCAAGGGGAGAGACGATCCCTCGGTTGAAGGCGTAGATGGCGGGGACTTCGCGCATTTCATCCGATCAGGTTCGAAGTGCCGCCGCCGTCGCGCCGGTTGACTCCGCGCATCCTCGAACGCGACCAGGTGCCCTGCGCCATGAACTGCGTCGGGTTCGCCATGGCGCACTTGGATTTCGCCTTCAGAAGCGCCCGCCCGCGAATGCTGTGCTCAGGATTCTCCGGGTTGACGAAGAGTCGCACCTTATTCTCGTCCGAGGACAGTTTGAGCACGATCTGCGCGGCGAAATGTGCGGCGACGAACTCGGTGAAGGACTTCGGCCACGCGCCATAGTTCGTCCCGTAAAGTGCGCCGTTCGACACATAGCGCACATACAGGATGTCGATGTCCGAGTACCAATAGCCGGTCTCGTCGATGTACCTCGTTTGCGGCACACGGAAGAACTCGTCCGAGCAGATCGCGGAGGTGAGGATCCAATCGGCGGGCTTGGAGAAGGCGCGGTTGTAGCCGAACGGAGGCGTGATCGTGGTGTCGTAGTCCACCTTGACCGCGCGCATGGCGAACTCCCACTGGCCTTCCTCGAGACAGGCGTTCACCCCGCCGTTGTCCCACACTTGGTCGAGCAGGTAGCGCCCCTCGATGTCGTCGGTGAGGGTAGAGAGGCTCCGATCTCCAGCAAGGAGCAGCGCGTCGTTGTAGATGCTCAGTTTCGATGCCATCGCTACCCTCCTTCGCTCAGGTGGCTTCGTGGTCAACGACCCACTTCGCCGCCTCTTCGCGGGTCTTGTGGCCCTTGGAGACCACCTCGCTGTCGGACAGGCGGATCACGGCAAAACGCATCATCGGACCCTTCCACTCGACCCGGTGCTTCTTCGACGGTTCGGGGATGTCCGAGATCACGCTGCCCAGTTCCTCGACCGAGACCACCTTGACCTTGGCGTAGTTTCGCTCGCAGAAGCGCACCCGCATGTGCACGATGCGCGAGCCGTCTTCCCAGCGCGCCTCGATCTTGTCCAGCGGATTGAGCGCCGCTGCGGTGTGGGCCCAAAAAGCGGGCTCCAGGATCTCGTCGATGGTGAGTCGGGGATCGATGTCCACCACCCAGTCATTGCGCTTGTGCTCGGCAAGGCCGATCTTGTCCGGCATGAGAACGGGCTTGCTCGTGGATTTCTGTACTGCCGGTGCTGCCACTGCGTCTGTCATGTCATCTCCTCAACTCAAACAAACTGGGGCGGACGACCCGCCGCCCCTCGGGATTCGGTTACGTCGAGTAGTTCGACGTGATGTTGTACGCCGCGGTCGACAGGCTCGAATTGGTCGAGTTCAGCACGCCCATGTACGGGAACATGTCGGTGGAGGAAATGCCCCCACCGGTGCCGAAGGTCACCCCGATCATCAAGTCCCCCGGCGCCATGCCGAGCACGCCACCGTCGCTGATGCAGCCGGCGGTGTTCATGTCGGCCGGGGCGTTGGTCGAGCAGTAGAACCAGAGTTTCCCGCCGCGGGCGAGGGTTGAGCTCGTAGCGAGTACGCCCGGGTATTGGACTTTCCCACCCACCACGCTGTACAGCAGCAGCGGAGGGTTGGCCGAGGTCGTCGTGAAGGTGCTGCCTTGATAGGTCACAGTCATGTCAGTCTCCTTTCCGATGAGGGGTTAGGCGTAGGCGCTGCCGTCAGCGGTCATCACCACGACGCCCGTGTTCTGCAGCAGCTTCGCGCCCATGTAGGCCGTCGCCCTCGCCCAGGAATAGTCCTGCTCCTCGAAGTAGCCGACGGGTGTCTGCAGGCCGGCGGTGTCCATCGCGTGGCCGATTGCGGACTTGTGGTACATGAACGAGACTTCCGCGGTCGTCCCCTTGCCGGGCAGATTCGGGTGCGAGATGAGCGTGAAGCCCATCCACTCGTAGGCGCGGGGCCGGTCCTTGAAGGCAGGCACGTTCTCGCCGGCGAAGGGCTTGACGTCGACGTACTTCGCCGAGGCGAATTCCGTGGTCTGCATGAGGTAGGCGAGGAACGAGGGCTGGATCAGGGCCGTGATGTTGCCGTCCCAGGGCACGCTCGCGTTCTGCAGTTTCACCAGCCCATTCACCATGAAGGCGACGTTCGGGATGGTCTGCGCGGCGGTGCCGATCGCCACCGTGCCGGTGTTCAGCTCGCTGATGATGGTCGAGTCAATCTTGCGGTTCAGGACGCCGACCGAGGACATCTGCATCACGGCACGCTGGTTGCCCTGCGAGGCGAAGATGTTGAAGCCGGTCTTGCGCACGAGGTCGTGCCACTCCTGCAGCGTGGCCGTGTTCTGCGTGAGCGAGTCGGGACGGGCCGGAATCATGCCGTTCGTCCCGCGGGTCACCGCGTTGGAGTTGCCCGAGCCTGCCACCAGGAACACGGCCTGCTGTCCCTTGATGACGGCCTCGGTGGTGGTCGTTTCCCTGAGCAGACTTTCGTGCTGCTCGAACTGCTTGATGTACTCTTGCCGATACTGGATCTGAAAGGCGGTGTCGGCGTAGCACACCAGGTACTTCTCCGCGTACTGCTTGATCGGGATCAGCGCGAAGGCGATGAGGTCCCGAAGAAAGGTCTTGATGCGATTCATCCTAGGCTCCTAAAGAAAAGGAAGTTGCCCTTCGCTCGGGGTGCCCGCTTTTGGCGTCTAGGGGTAGCCTTTAACGGAGCCTAGGTCGTCTTAATCGGTGCCTTGCTAGTCAACTCGGTGCTGCGTCAGGTTCGTCCGGGACCTTTCGGGATTTCCGGCATCCGCCTGGTTAATGAAATCCTGCTCAACGCAGGGGTTTAAGCTGCTTTCTTCTGCATCTGTTCGCGCGCCGTGACGAGTTCGCGGTAACGCGCCTGCAATGCTTCATCCTTGATGTACGCCTTCGTGCCCATCTTGGCCTCGATCGCCTTGATCTCGTCGTTGACTGTCTGCGTCATGTCCCCGCCACCTTGCGGAACGACGACACCGGCCGGGTTGACGATGTGCGCGAGGGCGGCGAAAGCACGGATGATCTCGGGGCTGTTGAACACGCCGCGCCCATCGGGCAGGCGGGCGCCGATCAGGTCATCGCGCACCTTCTCCGGGAACATGGAGAGCACGGAATTGGTGATGAGGTTCATCTCGCTGCGGAAATTCTGGCCCCACTCGACATTCAACGCGTCCAGGGCTTCGGTACGCTGCTGCTCGTCCTGTTTCGCCCGTTCCTCGGCCATGCGTTCCTGCTCGGTGTAGTACCACTCGACCGCGGCCTTGACCTGCTGGGGCTGCATGTTGGCTTCGTGCGCGGACTTGAGGAACGCGTCGATGATGGGCTTGTCCTCCTTTCCGATCACCAGGCCGCTGTCGAACTTCAGCTCGTACTTGTCCGGCGCTTCGGGGATGCCGTTGTCCTTGCGCCACTGCGTCAGTTCCTCGGGCTTCGGGTTCTCGGGCAACTGCGCCTTCAGCTCGCCCCGGCTGATACGGTTCTGCGCTGCGATCAGGGCGTCGGCAAGGGCTTCGGGCGAGGAATAGCGCTTGATGTGCGCGGCGCGTTTCTCATCGTCCTTGGACATGCGCGCCTGCCAGTCGGCGGGCCAATACGCCTCTACCGGCTTCGGTTCGGGAGCGGCCGCCGGAGCCGGTGCGGGCGCCGCAGGCGCGGGCGCGGCGGCAGCAGGGGCCGGGGCCGGTGCGGGAGTTGCGTTCGGGTCGGGTGCTGCATTGGGTGCGGGATCAGCCATGTTCGAAGTCTCTCCTCAGTTTCGACAAGTCGAGCTTGAGCAGCCCGACGATTTGCTGGCCGACAAACTGCCGGCCCAGTGCGATGTCTGTCTCGCGCGCCACCTCTCGAAACGGCCACTGATAGGTTGCCGCGGCGCTCTCGATGATCCACTTCAGGGCGCGCTTCTGCTGCGCAGGCTCGGCGGTTCCAGCAGCAAGCATGTGCACGGCCTCGGCGTCGGCAAGGTCGAAGGGCGCCGGGGTGCTCGCGGGATCGGCCTTGAGGGGCTTGAGTTTGGTCACTTGTTCCACGCTTTCTTGTAGTTGCGTGAGAACCAGTCCGCTTCCTCTGGAGTCTCGAACTCGATGTAATCCCCGGTGGAATCAGCCTTGCTGTACGCAGCATCGCCTTCGAGTTTCGTTAGGCTTTTGCTCTTCGTGTCGTAGGTGATAGTGGGATAGACACGATATTTACCGTCCGGCGCGTCACTCCACGCCATCAAATGCGTCGAATATGTCCCGTCTCCGTTGTCAATGGTCGGGTACTTGTCGGGCGACAGAATCCGCTTGACGAAATTCTTGTCCTTGTTCGCGTTGAGGATGTCCATTACCTTCTGGTATTCCTCGTCGATGTCGAAAACTGTGTCCATCATGCCGCCGCCGGCTGTGCTTGAGCGAAGGACTGGTTCGCCGCTCCGAAGTCTTTGGCCGCCGCCGCGCCCTGCTGCGTCGCCGCGAGCACCTTGGCGAGCTGCGCTTCCTGCTGCTGCTGGTTGTCGAGCGCCTGCACGTCAGATTCGTTCCGCATCCAGCGAGCCGGGACGCCGATCCCGTTCAGGGCATCGCGTAGCGCCACCTTCGCATCCACGATATTCGCTACGCTCGGATCCACCTTCATCGCCGCCGCCATCAAGCCCTCGCCCTGCATGAGGGTCTGACCCTTCTGTTGCTCGATTGCGTCGTGGAGGGGAGACTCGAAACGGAATTCGATGTCCGCTCCCCTCAGCTTTTTAGGCCAGGACAATGGACTTCCAAAAGCACCATTTCTCCAAAGGAGCTCGAAGGTCATGTCGCACAGTTTCGCGTTGTAGTCCATCTCGAGGGGCTCGAAGATGGGGAGCGCGTCCCGGATATACTGCTGCACCCGCTGCCCGACCTCGTAGGCGGTCATCTCTGGCCCGCGCTGCGGCATGTTGAGCGTGTCGAGGAAGAACGCCTTGTAGATGAGTTTTCGGCAGTCCTCGTTCATCGCGGTGCCGAACTGAAAGCCGCGAAAGTCCTGCTGCAACGGGCGCAGGGCTTCGCCAAGGCGCTCGTCGTATTCCGGGTCCACCCAGGTGATCCCGCCCGCATAGTTGCCGATGTCGGACTTCACCGCGTCGATTGTTGCGACCATCGGGGGCCAGGTTGCCCGCTCACCGGCTTCCAGTAGCGTCCAGGTCATAGCCTGAATGAGCCGCGCGTCAGGCAGTGCGGCCACGGTGGCGGGCGAATACGAGTACTGCACATTTGAGACGGTCTGCCAGCGCGGGATCACGTAATACTCGGTCCAGATCGGGGTAGCCGAGATGAGCGTGTTGTGGTCCCAGTCGATCCAGATCGACCACCACGGCTTGCCTCCGGCCTTGTCGCTATACATGTCGGATTCGCAGACAATGTGCATGGTGTTGAACTGGGTGAACGGGTCGGTGTCCAGCATCTTCACGATGTTGGAATGGAGCTTCTCCTTGCCGAAGGTGCGCGCGAGCGTCCGCGCATCAGCCTTCCACTTTCGCGTCTTGAAGCCGATACCGCCATCCTCGTTCTCCTGCCAGGCCATGTCCTTCAGATGCCAGCAGCGGTACAGGAGCGTGTCGCCCTTGCGGTTCAGTTCGACCGAGATCGCGCATTGGCCGAAGGCCGCGAAGTCGTGATCGCCCTCTTTCGTCGCCCGGGTGAATAGCGATTTCGGATCGTACATGGCACGGCGCTGCGTCTCCTCGAACGCCTGTAGCCATTGCTTGGTCTCGTTGTCCTCCTCCTTGATGTGACGTCGGGCGAGGTGAAACCAGGTCTTCGCAACTGGCCGCAGCATGGAGCCGAACTGGTTTCCCAAATCGCGGCGGCACAGGATCGGGTAGCTCGTCAGCAGGTTGCTCGCGAAGTCGGTGCCAAGGGAGCGTTGCAGCGTGAAGATCGCCCGCTCGGGATAGAAGTTGTCACCGATCTCCTGCCACAGCGAGTTAAGCGGAGCCTTGAGACTCAGCAGTTTGTCACCCAGGGTGCGCAGTTCCTTGTAGTCCATCAGGCCCCCAGCTTCGTCCCTTCGCCTAGACCGCCCTGGGTGAGGATGGTCGAGGCCCTGCCGCGTCGCGCGATCTGCTCGGCAATCGACTTTTGCTGCTGCTGCGCCACAGCCGCGCTGTCGGGGCTTGGCATGAGGGGTTGCGTCGGCAGTGCGGGTGCCTGAACCTGCGTGGGTTTCTGGCTGCCAGCCAGAAGCGATCCGGCCAAGCCGCCGGCCGCGCCGCCTACAGCGGTCCCCAACGCGCCACCGAGTCCCGGGAACCCAAAGTACGAGCCGATGACCGTACCGGCAATGGGGAGCAGCGTCTTCACCATGGATCCCATCAGCGTCTCCCTGCACTCATCGGCATGTGGGCGCCCATCACGACCTTGGGATGGCGGACGCGCTTGAACTCCTTGGCCTCGATCCATTCCAGCGCCGCGGTGGTTTCCCGCGGGCCCTCGAACCAAGCCATGACCACGGCGTCGCCGCGGTCGGTGGAGCGCCCCAGGCGTTCGCACACTTTCTCCTTGGGTTCTACCCGGATGCCGTTCGGGGTCGGCTCGAAAGTAGGTGCCGTGAGGTCAGCCAGAAGCTTCTGGTCCCGCGGCAATGCAATGGGCGAGCCTCCAGGCTGTCCCGGATCCAACGCTTCCCTGAACGCCCAATACGCAGCCGAGCGCTTGTTTGCGAAGTGCAGCTTCCCTTCGACGGAGCGCCGAGTCGTGCCTTCGGCCCCCTTGTACGGATAGACTTCGACCTCGTTTGCTTTCAGGTGCTCGTAGAGCGGGCCGCCGTAGCCTCCGCCCATGTCGACCACCACCATGGCGCGGTCCCTGCGCTGGCTCACCACGAGCCCGGCACAGTGGGCGCCTGACCGATCCATCGGGATCTCTTTCCCGGGAACTTCGACCAGAGGTGCGTACCAGCCGTCGCGCCGTGCCGCCATGATCATCGGGTCGTCGCCCCCGCCCGAACAGTCCACGCCGATCGAGCACATCGGAATATCGGCGGGAGGCTTCGCGCTCCAGCGTTCCTGCGCCATCTGCACCCATTTGGTCGGGATGACCTGGTTCGGCGTGTCCTTGTAGGTGGTGCGGAAACCACCGAGCAGGATCGAGCGAATCTCCCAGGGAAGCGAATCCAGCTCCCGCTCGTAGTCGGTCGCGGCGTAGTAGGGATTGTCCTTCACCGATGCGTGAATGTAGGTGTAGGACTTGGGCCGCACCATCTTGCCGGCGATCAGGACTTGTCCTGGTCCGTCAACCCAGCGCTGCCTGTCCTCGTCCATCACCGCCCAGCGCAGTTCGCCCTGCTTGGCCGGATGTGGGAAGGTCGGATCGATCCACGGGGCGAACATTTCGATGATCCACAGGCCCTCGGCCGTCAGCGGGGGGTTCGTGGCAAGCACGGTGCGCGTGCGCTGCTTCGGGTCTTCCGTTCGCACCCAACCCATAAGGAAACGGATCTGTGATTCGGCGAAGTGGGTTGCCTCGTCGGCGCCGAGGAAGTCGTGTCCGCGGCCCATCCAGCTTTGCTCGTCGCCGATGTTGTTCGCGCCTCCGAAGTCGATGATGCGCTCGTCCGAAATGCGCAGCTTGGGCGGTGGCGAGCCGTTGAACCCGTCGCGGCTGCCGTGAATCTTCAGGGTGTCCTCGATCAGGCGGTCCAGGTCGCCGTATTTGCGCCGCACGATGAGCGAGCGCTGATGCAGGTTATAGGCGAGCCCCTCGATGAGGGAGCTCTTGCCCCCGCCCGGCTCTCCCCCGTACAGCAGCACATCGGCCTGCGAGTGATACGCCTCGGTCTGCGGGCCCGGGTTCGGCACCCATTTCATGTCCTTCGTCGCGGCATAGACTTCGCGCACCAAGGCGGCTTTCTCCTTGGGAGGGAGGCCCTTCACGCGCTCGAGGACTTCATCCAGCATCGGGTGCGCCTGCTAGCGAGAGACTGCCGTTGCCTTTGGACTTGCGGGCGCGTTTCGGTGCGGCTGCCGGAACCTCTGGTGTGAGCCGAACCGCTTCCGGCGTCGCAATAGGTTTGACGAACACGCCAGAAAACGACATGGCTTGGGTAAGATCGCCTTCAATGTCGTCGCTCCACAGTTCGAGGATGTACTTGATCTGATTGATAGCGCCGTTCAGCTCGTGCAGTCCCGCGGTGTCCTGCTGAATGCGGTTCATCACGACTTGCTTGTTCGCCTCTAGTTCGTTCAGCCGCTCGCGCAGCTTGACGTGGCGCTGGTTGTGCTCGCCGATGCCGTAGAGGGTCGAATGCCGCATGAGATCGGACTCGGGCGGCAACACCACGTCGATCCCCATGGCCTTCGCCAGGCCGACGAAATGCTGGCAGGCCGGGCGCTGGTAGCCCCACTCCTCGCCCGCGGCCATGTCGATACCGAACAAACCGATGGCCTTCGGTGCCTGCTCGATGGCGAGCGCGAGCATCCAGGAGACGGACGAGGAAAAGAAATAGGGTCCGTACTTGTCCAGCAGATCCTTGTACGGAAACGGCGTGCAGTTCGGGATGTCCGGCTGCTGCTCGGTCATGAACACCGTGCCCTGGTACGCCTTCAGGAAGGCGTGAAACTCCGGACTGAACCACGGCCGCGTGCCGGGTGCACCCAACTGGGCGGGCTTGTACGGGAGCCAGCGGTGCAACTCGAACCAGACATCGCTGCGCTTCGCCCCACAGGTAGCGAACACCGAGGGGCTGGTGCACCAGATCGCCCAATCGGGATCGTCGAACGGCGCGAGCAGCGTGGAGCTGGGCGCCGACCCGAGGATGGCGATCTTGTCGAAACCTTGCGGTCCGAGTCTCTTCACGCGAACGAGCTCCCGTAGGTGGTCAGGCTGGAACCCTGCGCTTCGACGAGCCAGGTCGAGGTCGACAGGCCCATCAAGCTCACCGATGCTCCCGCCACGGACAGTTTGATGACCGTGCAGGTCGAAAGCCCAGTCGCCCCCGCGGCGGCGTTCCACTGGCTGTAACCAACCACGCCGGTGGTGATTGTGGAATTGTTGAGAAACAGGCTGATGATCCCGGTGGAGATGTTCACCACCTTCACCGGAACGCCGGGAATCGGCGGCTGCATCCCGGCCATGGTCGAGGCCGAGGTCGTCGTGCAGGCGAGCGTGACCACGCCGTAGGATTGACAGTTGTCGCCGGTGGTTGCGGTCGTGACCGCCTGAATCGGCTGGCGGAATCCGGCCGGGCCGGCCAGAAAGTGCGGCGTGTTGTTGAAGGTAGAGCCGCCGTCGGTCAGGCCCAGTTGACGACCGTGCAGCGAATGGATGATCTGGTCGCGCAGACCCTGGAGCGTGTTGGTACGTGCCATGCGAGTCTCCTTTATGCCCCGCCACTGGGACGGGATTGCTGTGTGCTGCGGAGTGCATGAGTCGTCATGCGGCGCTCTCCTCGGGTTTCATCGTGCAATCGGTTGCCATTCGGGAAATACAGCGCATTCGGCATCGCTCAATACGTCCTTGCAACGCGCATCCACCGGGACGTACCACTTGCCGTCGGCGTCTTGGGACGGAACGGCCCAGCGAACGGTGTTGGGTTCGAGCCTGCCTGCCATCGCTGCGTACAGTTCGGCGCTGCGGGCCTGCGCGTCTGACTGTGTGAGAAATGCGAGCCTCATGGCGTGCCGTGGATCGGCTTCAGGAAGGAACGAATCACCGCTTGGGTCGCTGCGGTATCGGCCACTGAGCGGTCGATGATTTCGTCGAACCAGAACCCGCCGAAATTCAGGCCCCCGCCGTCCGCCCCGATCGTGAGACCTCCGGGATTCCCGGCTCCAGCATTACCCGTGGTGGGCGTGCCGTTGTCGATTGTGATGGAGGAACCAGCGCCATTCAGGACAACCGTGATGATGTGCTTGGCGAGCAACGTCAAATTCGGGTCTTCGCAGGCTGCGCTCCCCGCATTCACGCTCACCTTCGGCGTTCCCGTGGTTTTGGATAGTCCGAGCCTGTTCGCAGTCGTGCCATCGGCGATGTACTGCCCTGCCGCCCAGGCCGGATCCATGCCGACGATGTAGTAGGTGCGCGGCTGATTCGCGGTGTAGGACGCCTGCATGAAGTAAGCGGCGGCGTCAGTGATGATCTTGGGCGAGCCGATCACCCTTGCCGGTACGGCGCCGGTCGTGTTCACCGTCACCGTCGCCGCATTGGCGCTTGATTCGGTGAAGGACGCAGTGCCTTCGGCGAGTTGGGTGAAATCGGCATCGAACACGAGCGTCCCCGCAGCGAAAGTACCGTTGATGATCTTGACCCGGAAGGTCTTTCCCGTGGCGACACCCGCCGTCCCGAGGCTCGATGAACCGATCTCCAGCACTGCGGTGGATTGAAACGGCGTGGCCGCAGCAGCCGTCGGAACGGTCCCCAACTGCGTCCAGGGGCCCGCGGCCGATGTCGCGGTGTAGAACGTCGCGTTCGCTACCGAGCCGTCGTAATCCGCCCTCACCGCAAGGCGCGCGCGGTCCGAAACAGTGGGGGCCGCGGAGGATACGAGCGACGACGCATTCTGGCCGTCGGCGCTAACGGTCAGTTCGAGCTTGCCCGTGTCGGCAACGTCCAGGGCGTAGGAGCGTTGATTCCCGACCGTGGTGTACTTGGCGACCAGGTTCTGCCCCCCGGTCGGCGTCCAATCGTCAAGCGCGCCATCCCAGATAATCACGAACTTCTGACTCAGAGCGAGCGGGACACTATCGGGCGCGCTCGCATAGTTGCCCGGGATGCCGTGCTGCCAGAGGTGGTTGACGTTCGCCCAAGGGACGATGATCGGCTGATTCGCGCCGGAGGCCTGCAGCAGGCTATTCCCGTTGCCACTTTGATCGGCCCATGCCGACGCGTTCAGCGTACCGGTAACACCTACCGCTGGCTGATACCAGGCCGCGGTATTGCCGATCATGCGCAGGTAGGCCGTCAGTTGCGCCCGGCGATTGGCAACCGCTGCGCAACCGCTGAATCGGCGCGAGGCATTGCCCAGGCCAGCGCCGCCTGAGTACTGGCGCCTGCCGGCAGAATCGCGTGCGAGCGTGAGCGTCATCGGTAGAATTCGATCGAGCCCTTGCCGGTGTAGTCCGAATACAGCGACAGCGCCGTCGTTCCGTTGGTCGAGGCGAAATAGCGCAGCGTCGGGTTGAACACGCACGCGGCGCTCGAACCCGCGGAACTATAGGAGCTGGGCGAAGCCGCGGCCTGCGTCGTGCCGAACGCCACCCAGATGTCGACGTTGAATGCGAAGTTCGCGGCCCGAGCACCAGCGGGAATGGCAATCGCCTGAGCCGTACCGGAACTCAAGGGGACGTTGGCGATCCCGTCGCTCGAACAGGTGCGCAGAACATCCTGGTAACGCAGGGGACTTGCTTCGGATACGGCCATGTCAGCTCCTCAATCCATCGCCGTGCGCATGCGCTTGCGACCGGCCTGGGCCATCTTCTGCATCTTCGCCTTGCCGTGCGCTTTCATGCCGGCGGCGGCTGCGACGGCGGCGGGGTTCTTGGCACCTGAAGCTGCAGCGCTCGCCTCGACTGCCGCAAAGCGCTTGCCTGATCCGAGAGCGGGTTTCGCCATGTCATGCTCCTCGATATGCGTTTGTGAGAGCGGACTTCGCGCCGGCGGATTTCTTCGCCTCGGGTTCTTCGGCCGCCTGGTTCCCGCCCCCAATTTCCATTTTCATGATCTGAAACGAGATGCCGCGCTGTTCGTCGGAGCCCTCGCTTGCCGAGGCCGAGACACGCGTGACCTTACCGACGGCGCGGATCTGAAACTCGTCGCCAACCTCGGGCAGTTCGGTGATGCCGAGCTTGTCGAGCTCGTCGGTGTCGATGCTGAGGCACAGGCCGTAGGGATAGGGATTCTCGTCGACTGGCGAGGCGGTCCTGTCGGCCTTCATATCGGCCTTGGAGCGCTTCAGGTCGACCATGGCCATAGCACTAGTCCAGCGCAGTCCGAACGCGCTTGTGGGCCGGTTTCCTGCCCTTGGCGGTGGGCTTGTTGCCGTGCATGAGGCCGGCTTTGTTGAGCGTGCCGAATACCGCGTGCGCGTTGCCCGGATACTCGCGCTTGAGTTTGGCCTCGACGTCAGCCGCGGCGCTACCCTTGGGCATGGTCGGCCTCGCGCGACGCGTCCTGGGCTTTCTGGATCGTCGCCGCGGTCAGGAGGTAGGCGACACGGCGGGCGGTTTCCATGTCATCGGAGTCTTTGATCTCAAGCGGGCCACCGTTGGGCCCGGTCACCGCATGCGTGTCGCGCCACACATCCTTGCGGCGATTCTTCAGCCAGAAAATGCAGGCCGTGGTGTCGGGCGGATAGAACTTCGTCAGGGGAGTAAGCGTGATCTCCCCCTGATAATTGCTGACGTGGACTTCGGGATGTTCGTAGCCGATCGCTCTGTGATAGAGCTTCGAGGCCACTTCCGCGTCGGCGATGGCTTTGCCGCGCGTTAAGGACGCTGAAAACTCAGGGAAATTGCGCTTCCACTCGTTGATCGTCGCTTCCGCGACGCTGAAGAAGTCAGCGAGTTCCTTGTCCGTTGCGCCAAGTTTGCAGAGCTTTTCGGCCTGTTCGCATTTGATCGCGTCGAACTTGGACGGTCGGCCAACTTTCGCCACAGCTTCGCCCTTTTGTCGAAGTTATGGCCGAATCCTAATCCCCTTTCCTCAGTTCATCGTTCAGCGGATTGTACTATTTGCAGTTTTTCTCAGATGTTTCATGTGGAACCTTGAGCAAGTCCTCCAGCCACTTCACCGCCTGCCCGCTCCTGATCTCGTCGCCGCCGACCTCGAGAAGTTTCCAGCCAGCGAAAAGAGCAATTTGACGTTTCAGGATGTCGTTTTTGAATCTAGCCTTCACCCGATGCTGCATTCCCTGAATTTCCACGGCTATCTTTCCGTGGTCCGGCCAAGCGAAATCCAGTTCGTACAACCGCGGCAGGCAGAACCGATAATTCAGCTTCGGCTCCGGCAGTTTCAGGACGCGGATCTGCTGCGCCAGTGTCGCCTCCAGTTTGCTCGGCCGGCGCTTGACCTCCTCGACTATCCTGGATAGCGGCTGGTCTTCGATGCACTTGTGGACGCGCACCGTCCCCTGCGAGCGAAGCTGCGCCTCGGCTTGGGCGCGCATGGCGGGGTTCTTTAGGGAGGATAGCGGCCAGTGTGTCAATTCAATTCCTTGTTGCGCAAATATTCTGCCTTCGTAGCTTGAAACTCTTCCCACATCTTTTCGTAGTCCAAATCGGAGATACCCGGCTTTAACCTCTTGCAGACGAGCATCCATTCGTCCTTGTCGAACTCGTCTAGCCGCGCACCTTCATCATCTAGAGAACGCTGGCGGCCCATGTGACGAACCTGACGATGAAGTAGAGGAACAGTGGCACGACTACTGCCAGAGCTGCTAGTTGGCGCCAAGTCATATCCACACCTGACGTTCTAAGGCGTCTTCAAGTTCATGTATCCTGAATGCCAATGTCGTTCTTTCGAATTCTGACTTCACCAGGGCCATATTCAGCCGCTCCACGAGTCGGATGTAGCTATCCCTTTCGTTGGCCACGATTTCGGATAGCGTGATCCCGTGTTTCTCGCAAAGCTTGATATGTTCTTCGTTCATACCTTTTTCCCTCCGAACGAAGGCATAGGCATCCACCAGGCAACATCGACAGTTTTCCACCCGCCATTGTGTGACGGGCTGAGAACACGAAAATCCTGCGCAGCAAAGTAATAAACGCAGCGGACTGTTTCTTTATCCGACGCGCACCCAAGCACCCAACTTCCGATCTTCGGCAATTTCTTGTCGCGAGGAATCCAAGAGAACCACCAGCCGTCACGTTCCGCTTCCTCCCTCGCCGCTCTCTCCGCTTCGAGGGCGGCGTTGGCGGTGGCGAGTTCTGATTCGAGTTGGCGTGCATGATCACGGATTCGTGAAGTAATGTCACAGTCGCAATTGTGGCCCCTACCGGCGTCGTAAGCACCGCAATCATTAGCATGCGACACAGCTTCCGTCCTCGGCGTACCTTCCCGCGCCGAGTCCTGCGTGTCCTTCTGTTTTCGAAAAATGCTATCCGTACCGTCGAATTCTTCCAGAATTCGGGTAACACATGCGTCTACAGCGTAGGACCATCCTTTGTCATAATCAGACTCAACATAGTGCCTGTAGTTCTTAGCGCATATCCTGGCACAATGAACTACGAGAAACTCGGTGGCCGCAGGATGTTCTGCGTATGCCATTCTAAAATCTTTTAGTTCATGTGGAATCTTCATTATTCGTGACCAAATTGATGTCCACATTCGCATTGCCAATACCAAGTTTCTGGTAATGCAAATGTGGCATCCGCGTGAGTTCTTTGAACGTTTTCACTTAAACACGCAGGACAATATCTTTTTGTTGTAACAGTGGTCGGTATTGTTGGTGCATTCTCACCAAGCGTCGAAACGATTACCGAAAGAAAATCCGGATTGTTGTCGCAGCATGGGCCTGGCTTCCCGGCCGCATCCTCAAGCGACCACGCCCCATCCGGGACTGATGGCGAAGGTGGATGCAACCGCCACAGCGTTCCACACTTCGTACAGCGAAAAGTTTTATGCATGACATTTCCTTTTCTATAAACACACACCCATACAATGGGGTGGGCTAGCGCTGGCGGGGCGCCACCCGCAATCGAGAGGCTGTCCACAGAAGCAGCCTTGCGACCGCTTGAGTCCGTCTCTCTCGCCGCTTGGAACGTGCTAGCTGGTACCGGCTCATTACCACGTTGCAGCGCATGCCCGTTGATCGTCATTATTCCCTTCCGTCTTTCTGGCGCTTAATATATTCTCTGAGCGCTTCGGCATCGCTTCTGTAGTTTTCTACTATAGTCTTAGCCGCGCAATCTTCCTCGTTCTCTGTATAGGGGAAATGACTCGCAAATAAAATGCTTGCCTCGCATTCTAAGGACGTTGCGACCCGTCTCAAAAGCACAAGCCACTCAGCTTTCTGTTTTGGCCCTTGGCTCATGATTTCTTCCTTTCTCCTCGCTCGTATTCCTCGCGCCCATCCATGCTGTGATGAAGAAACAACTCAGGGTCTTGCTCACTTTGGGTAGGATGGCACCAACAAGACGCTGAGGATTCGTGATCCCGTAAATCGTTGCGAGGGATGACGTGCATGCGTTGCGTGGTATTGCTGTTTTTCAGCATGACTCACCCCACCCACCCCCGCGCCATCTCAGCCACCCGCAACCACACCCACGCCGCCGCACCCCAGGAGGCGATAGCGGCCCCTAGGAGTGCGATTGCGGTCAGCGGGTAGCACAGGGGCCGGGTGAGGTCTTCTAGGGCGTAGAGGGCGTGCCAAAGGGTGCGGGAGGTCATTATTCGGCCAGTTCG